ACATCAATTACGTGAAATGCAGAGTAATCTTCTCCGTCCCCACGGGCAACGTCAGCAGATACAATATATGACTTACCAGGTTGTGCGTATTCCCATATCCACAAATTTCCATCAAACCCACCTTTGGTGATTGGTTCTTGAACGAAGGTTGATTTGTAAAACTCAATAATTTCTGGTGGGACAACCGTATTACCAGAGAAGATAAATGATGCGTCATGTTCTTGGGATGCTTGGAGTTCACCCATCAATTCTGTTTGACGGTCACGCCACGCTTGGTCACGTTCTGGATGAACCTTCCAATCCAATAAGATAGGATTAAAGTTGTTCTCCTTACTTTCTGCTTGTTGCCACATCTTGTGGAAGAAATTACCCACACCATTTGGAGTAGATAATAATATTGCTTGACCACCAGTTGATAATGTAGAAGATGCTGCTGTCCAAATTATATCCGCATCTTCAATAAATGCAGCCTCGTCCAGAATAAGGAGAGACAATGCTTCCGAACGTCCAGCGTCCTTACTACTTGCTACCGCCTTGATTTGCGACCCGTTGGTGAATTGTAGTGATAATTTATTGTCGGTCACAATTTCACCACGAAGCCAGACTGGAAGGTTTTGGTGCATGAATCTAACTTTCGTCACCAAGTTCTTTGCGGTTTCTTGTTTTGTTGCGATAACCAAGACATTCTTATCTTTATGAAACAATAATAACCACAACGCATATCCTGCAACTAACGTAGAAATACCAATTTGACGACCTTTTAATACAATATTATAATCACTTTCTTGAAAATCTTTTAATACGTTCTTTTGATAGTGATATAAATCAAACAACAACCGGCCTCGTACCGGATGTTGGATATAAGAATATTTAGATAAAAAGTATGACGGGTCTACCGCACACTTTTTATACTCTTCTTTGATTCGTTCTCTTAACTGCTGTGCAGTTGCGTTCATAAAAACCTCTTACTTGATTACAAGAATTCCCGCTCCAAGTCCCATTGCTAAACCAACTGCGAATGACGCCTTTCGACTTGGTAACTTAAACCCAAACATACGATTAGGATTCTTTGGGGCAGGTGGGATAAGATTGACCACCATTTGGAGACTATCACCACGCATCAATGCCATACGTAAAGCATTATCTTTACTTTGTAATGCACTTTCTAATTCACTGACTTGTGTTCCTTGTGCTGCGATAGTTTCCTTTTGTTTTGCAATAATAGAATCTTTAAGTGGTAATACTTGACGAGCCAACTCTAACGTATCAAGAAGAGTTTCTTTCATTACTTCTGCTCGTTCTTCCATACTCAACGTTTCGTTTTGTAAGGTATTGACTTGGCGGCTTAATATTTTTGCTCGACCTTCTGCTGCTCGTGATTCATTATCTGCAATAACGATTTCTACCTGTAAACTATCAGCCAGTTGTGTTGCCGTTTCTGCCTTTTGCTGAAATACTTTATATTTCGCAATATACTTGTCCATTTCATCTTGACTATCTTTCTTAACATACATTACTACACCCAACACTCCTGCTGCAATTAACATCCACTTTGCAATAGGTGCGGTAATAGTAATCGTTTCCATAATCAATTTGAATGTACCAATCTTCTTTTCAAATTTTGCCATATTATGTTTCCTGTGATTCGTAGTATTGTTTGATTTCCTCTTCACTCATACCAGACTCGACCATCTCTAAATGCTTTTGTAGCTTGGTGATTTCTTCCATCAAATCTTTCTTGACGGTATTGATATCCATATCCCACTTTTCAATCATCAAGATTTTTTCATTATCGGCGTGGATAAATTCTGGTTGAGAAAGATTCTCGTGATAATTTTGTAATTCTTGTATTTTATCCCGAATAATTGCCATATGATTTTGACGGCCTTTTTCTATTATTGTTTCTTCCCACTTACCAGATTGTTTTAATTCCATCTCTTCTTTTAACATACATTCGTGGCAATGACCTGCTCGTTTGTATGCTTTTAGATGATGTCCGTTGAGTGGAGTACCACACTTTGGACACCACCACGGAGTCTTGAAACCATCCAACTTGGTGACGGTTTGTACAAGACCATTTTTCTTTGTCCATTTTTTACCATCAACATCTTCCCAAATTTCACCTTCTTGACGTTCAACTTGTTGTGGTCGCCATCCAAAGGTGAGCTTTTGTTCCTGCTTATTCATTACCTCACCAATTCTTTTTCTTACATCTGCTACCGCTTTTTCGTCCATACGTGCCATGATAACCTCTTAACTTTTAGCGAACTTGTCAGCTCGGTCTTTTGTTTTGAAATATCGTACTTGGTTCTTTTTATTCTTACCACCAAAGTTTCCACTTTCCGTTTCCCACGTTTGACCTGGTTTGTAGAAATCTGGGTCAGTGGGTGGTTTTTCAGCTGCTTTCTTTTTTGATGCGGGTTTCTTAACAGCTACTTGTTTCTTTTTTGCTGGTGGTTTTGGTTCTGCCTTACCGCCATGTTGTTGCGTTAATTGTAGTGCTTCTTCCGAGTCGGTGGTAGTCTTTACTATCTTTTTAAATATTTCTGGGTCAAACTTACCATATATCTTTGTAAAGATTTCTTTCTTTGCACGTTCAGTAATACGGGGGTTACCCATCAATGCACGAACTTGGGTTCCACTAATATTTTGCCCATCTAATTGTAATTGCATTTCTGGTGCAATCATTACATATCCTTTGTCCGCGTATCCGGCAGTTGATGATTGTGGGTCATATGGTTGAAAATACTTACCCGTACCTAATCTATCTGCGTCTTTTTCACTTAATGCAAAAACGGCGGTAGTATCTGGTGGTAGTTGTGATGTTAATTCTTTTGGTGCGTATGGACTCTTGACCTGAACTACTTTATCTTCAGGAATACCAAACATTTGCGTCATTACTTGTTTCTTTTCGTCAAATCCAAATGGTGACCGAGTTGCGTCTGTTACTCCACTCGAAACAATATACACATTATCTTCACCAAATTCATCTACCAACTTTCTATAAATACTATAGTGTCCGGCATGAAATGGTTGAAAACGACCAGGGAATATAGCGATTCGTCTACTTTCACCAGTTGGGGTGGTAGTAGTTTGTGTGGTGACCTTTGGTTCTTCTGCTGGTGTTTCCTTTGGTTCATCAACTACTTTAGCCTTTCCACGTTGGAATTTCATCATTCCAAGAATTTGATTGACAGGTGCGAAGGCTCCAGTAAATTTGTATGGCTTACCATTATAGATAAAGACCAATCCTTCACTTGGTACTACACGTTCAATACCAAGGTCATCTAATCGTTCAATCTGTTGCTGCAACATTGCCAATTGATTTTCATCACCAGTATCTTTAATTTTTTCTATAGCATCACGAACTTCTTGTTTTAATTGTGCTGCCATCTCTGGATTATTAGCTCCAAGAGTATTAGTGACGCGTAGTAACGTATCTGCACCAATACGTAAGAAAATACGTTCTACTGGACGGGTGGCTACCTTTTGTTTATCTTTAAGTTCGTTTGCTTCAAATTGTCTAAATGCCTTTTTCTTTTCAGGATCTTCAATATCTTTGACCCCAAACTTCTTTTCACCCATTGCCCAACGACGAATAAGACCTTCACGTTCTTGTGGAGTCCAATCGATACCCATATTATCGATTTCTCTATTCCACCATGCCACCTTGTAATCTTCTAATGTAGAATTATCATCAAGGTCATATTCTTCTTGAATACGTGCAATTTCTGCACCATATTGTTGTAATCGTTCTTTATTGCGTACTGTGTCGGCATCATTAAATGTAATAGGTTGTGGACCTGATATACCAAATGTGCGTTGTTTCTGTGCATTAACCGCTTGTAATTGTTGGTCTAAAATTTTACTATCTTCTATATTACGACCAACCTCTTCCCCTGCATCATCATATTCGATAGTTCCATGAAATACCAATACTGGTTTACCGTATGGAATAACATTTTTTGTATCTGGAAATATAATTTCTACGTTCATAAACTTACGACCATCACCGAACATCGCGTCCCGTTGTTCTTGTGGTAATGCGTCTACTGCTGCTTGTATATCATCTGCTGAGTTTCCAAATGTTTTTTCTATATCACCACGACCAGCAAACATTTGTCGTAAGTCTGCTGCTGGTAATGCGTTCTGTCCACGATTTTTGACTTGACCTTTATTACGAGCAAATACCACACGACCATCACGTACACTAAAGGTAATGTTCTGTCCGTCAAGTTTTTCGGTGACTGGGCCTTCTGCATCCAATCCACCAACCAACCCACGTTTTGCCATTTCTTTTAAGTCTTTAAATGTCAAGCTATCATCTTCGTATGGATGTGCTAAATGTCCCGCTGCTCCACCCTCCGATAATAATACCCACGGACCATTTGGTACATTACCTTCTAATAACTCGGAGAGATATACATACTCAATATTTTCGTTTTTCTTATCTCGTCCATGATCTTTACGTACCAAGCGAGCACCACCATTATGTGGTCCGTTTGGATGATGTACATCATGATTCTTCATCTTTGTTTTGCCGTATTTCTTTACTGCTTTTTTGCGGTCGCGGTTGCGGGCAACGCGGTCATCCTGAGTCTTTTTAAGGTACTGACGAACTTTTTCGGGGTGACGCTTGTTATACCTACGCATCCGTTCCGTACTTGATAACGCTTCGTTGTTAATAAATTCATCATCATGCTCCGGACCAAGTGAATATGGAAATGCAAATGCATTATCTACATTTTGTGGCTTTACTTCGTCTGTTTTCTTTTTCATACTGTTTATGTAACTACGATACACAGCAGCCGCAGATGTCTTACCTGCTGCCTTTGCCCGTTGTTCCATCGCAACCGCTGCTTGTATTTTATGAGCGTGACTTCGACCGCTATTACGAATTTTTGACACACTTGCCTTTGCATCATCAACTGTAGCAAACTTTAATCCGTGAATAGTTCCCTTTGGATTTTCATCGGTGTATAAATCAGAGTGTTTCTTACTACCCGCTGGTTGACCTGGTTTCCGTGGTACCCGTCTGGTTTCTTCTACCCCACCACCATCACCACCACCAGCATCACCACCCCCAGCGTCACCACCAGTATCACCTGTTCCATCATCTCCACCATCAGTTGGTTCGGATGGTGGTTCTTCTTTAGGTTGCTCACCAGTTTTTATTACACGTGGATATAATGGATAAAAGAACCCATATTGTTTAATCTTTTTCTTTGCCTTCTTACGCTTCTTCTTTGCTTCTTCCAACGTATCTGTATTGGTGATAGTTAATTCTTCCACAAGTTCAGGTGCAAGTTTTGCCACCAAAAAATTGTGTTGGTCAACATATTCATTAATTGCTAATACTTGTTCGAATAATTTATCTATGCTCATCGTTGTGAACCAGTAAAGATAGTTGGAATTGATTGAATATTCAAATCTAATGCGTTGTTATTTACATCATATAAGTCTGTCTTAAATACTAGACTTGATGTGTTTGCCGCATTATTTGGAATGGTAATCGTAACCTCGTCTGGACTAAAAGCGTATTCTTCTGCCACTTTTAGTGATACGTTTGCTATTTGCCAAAACCCGTTATTTACAACAAACCGCAATCCAGCACTACCACTTAATGGAACTGTAAAATTAAATGTTTTATTTGGGAAATATCCTACGGTTCCTGGAGTTGTTACCGAACCGATTTTTTGACCGAACGGATTATTTCCAGCGATAGAAGAACCTGTTACGTACACATCCATATTATACGCACTTGCGGTAAATGCAAATGCCCCAGATGTTGTATACACATAACTATCAAACTTTAATGTGTACTCCGAGGTTGGAAACACTGCAAATTCTTCTCGTGTTCCAATAAAATAACTACTGGTTGTTGTGACCGCATATGCAGCATCCAACATATGTGAGTCATCACGACTTAAACTAATATGCGTAGATGCGTTTAGTGTATCATCACCGTATGATGTATCTGGTATTCCAGAACCCGTGACGTTGTGTGAGTACCAACTTGCAGTTAATATAGCTTGTGTATTAAAGATACCAATAGGTTGCTCTCTATCGTCTTGGTCTGCAGAACTGGTGATTAGTAACTCACCCACTGTTGTCGGTGTATCTGCGACGAAACCGAAATCAGTTTGTGCACCTGCTTGTTTACTAGACGCTTTGACTCTAAAGATTTCACCACTAACTGTGTCTAGATTAATGATACGAAGTTTTGCAAATGATAATATACTACTGGTTATCAGTGCCGAACTTTCACTTACATGGAAATAGTTTACCGACCCCGTGACCGACCTTGCTTTTCGTACATAGGTTGCAGCCGATGCTGTATATAATGCATCGTTGATTTCATACTGTCCGTTCCGTAGTGGTGTTATATTAAGAATACTACTATCGGTAGAACTTGTTATATTACTGTCGGTAAATGACCGTGATGCGTTCAAGTGCGATAATGGTAAATCTATAGACGCTGTGTGACTTACTACTATTTGTATAGATTCTGTTGTAGCCGGTATGGTACCTGTATATACTCGTTCTTGTAGTGTAACACTTCCTGTTATTTTTGGTGTTAAGTGGAACGATTTAAATGTACTACCACTGTTTAATGTAACGATATAACCCTTCTGTTTATTCAACACATTTTTTGGTGTTAGTGTAGCCAAACCAAGACCAACATTTATATTAGATTGACTCAATAATGAACCAGTCAACAATAATTCACTAGTAATAATCTGTGGTTGTCTTTTTAATCTTATTGGTGTATTGTTTCTTGCTTTTGGTTCTATAATGAGTTTTTTCTGCCAACGTAAGTTGACCCGACCCTGCCACTCATCAGGTATTGGCTGTCCATTCCTTAATCGTCGTGCTGTTCCTAAAATAGTCAAGGTAGCAGCACCCCGTGGAGTATTTTCGTATATTTCCACCACAACAACTCGCGACCCTGCCTCCGAGAAGTTACGGATAGCTTCTACATACACACTATTCCCATTTACATCTAGTATTTCTAGTTGTATTGTGGTATTTGGTTCAAGTAATCCTGTTCCTGCGATAAGAAAAGCGTTCTTTCCACCAGTAAAATAACTATCTAGCTTTTTTATGTTGAAATACACAGATTCCTGGCTTGAATCTTCAATCAAGACAGGTACCTGATTCAAAAATTGTTTTCCTACTGCTTTTCTAGTACGTGGCATAGTTTCTCACCGTGATTCCTACTCAATATAAATAGTTATCACGATTGGATATAGGAGAATCCGTCCTCTCTTTTAATCTCAATTAAATTATCGACCATATCTCTCACCACATCTAAATGACTGATGACGATAAGGAAGTCAAACTGCGACTTTAGGATACCGAATAGGGTATGCATCGAAGTCATATTCTCTGCGTCTAATGTCCCCAATCCTTCGTCAATAATCAAAAAATTGGACTTTGGAAGGTTCGAGGCGTTCATCAAGGCAACACGGATTGCCAGACTACTAATAAAGCGTTCCATCCCCGATGAGTTTTCCAACGGCCATACACGGTCATAATCGTAATTTAACTTACCCACGATGTTCTTCCCATCCACTTCGAGGGAGATGGTGAAATCCACAATCTGACTTAAAATATTGTTTATTTCAGCTTCGATGTTCGGAATTGCCTTACTCATCAAGTCATATGGGATACCATCACGACCGACCGCTTCCATATAATACTTGTAAGCTTCATAAGTAGCTTCCAACTCTTCCGCTTCCTTAATCTGATTCATAATATCTGTCTTGGTAGCTTCCAAAACCTTAATTTCACCATGCAAGTCCCGAACCACCTTTTCCATATGGTCAGCCTTCTTCTTGGATGCAGTGATATCGTACTGAACATGATTGATTCGTTGGTCTATCTCAATATTGTATTCGATATTTTCTTTGTTTGACCGATGGAGTTCGATATCCTTTTCCACTTGCTCACGCTTGCGGTCGCACTTTTCGATGTTGGTCAATATCTTCTGAATGTCTAACTCGACCCCACTGGCCTTCTTCTGGAGTTGTTGGACTTCACTTTGTATCTTCTCGTAATATGCACAACGATTAACACTATCGACCAAAGGTTCTATTTGTTGTTTGATTTCTTCGATGGCATCTGTTTGCTTGATTCGCATTTCTTCTAACTCCAACAACTCGTGTGCCACTTGTTGCTTATCTGAAATGATTGTCTTGTTGTTCTCAACACAGATATCACAATCCGGGTTATACTTGTAGCTGTCGAGTTTGATTTGGAACTTTACCTTCTCCCCAATCTTTGAGGTGGTCAGTTTTAATGCATTACTACCCTTACCCAAGAGTTCAGTTAGTCTGGTGTGTTCCTCAACATCCTTACGAAGTGTTGAGATATCCGCATCAACCACCTCTGTTGTTTTCTCTTTGATAGTGTCCTGAATATATTGTAATCGTCCTTCTGCTTCACCCTTATCTTCTTCGTAGGATGCCGCAAGTTCTACCACCTTATCCTTCGTAGATAAAAGGGTATCAATATCCAACTCAATATTTGGGACAGGCCGTTTTAGTTCCTGTGAACTCTTTAACTTTTCGTAAAGGGTTTCTTGTTCCTGCTTAATCTTTACAAATAATCCATCTACCCGTTCGTGTTCGTCACGGGTGGTATCTAACTTGGTCTGGGTATCGGATAGGGTCTGGGTAAAGTCAACCTTCTTAAACTTACGTAATGCTCCAGAGATTTCCTTCATCTCGTCGTTTGCCGTATCACATAACTTATCAAAGATACTCAACCCCATAAACTGGATAAGAAGGTCTTTACGTTCACTATGGGACTTGTCAATAAAGAGTGCATTACTATTTTGACTACTCAACGCCGTCAAGACGAAATCTTCATACGTCCCCACGTAATTGCGGATATTAGCGTTCGTATCACGGCGGTCCTCACCGTTTAGTGATTCGTGGGTTCCATCCTCATTCTCCCGCCAGAATGACACATCCACCTTCACATCACCATTCTTCTTACGGGTTCCTGTTCTACGGATATAGAAGATTTCCTTGTTAATCTCGAACTTTAATTGACAGGTGAACTCGTCTTTACGATTGTTCATAATGTGGTCACCACGGAATGCTCGTGGGGTCTTATCATACAACGTAAAGATAAGCGCATCCATCGCAGAACTCTTCCCCGAAGCGTTATTGGCAAAGATACCATATATCCCCTTCATCTTACCAAAGTTGATGATATTGTCCTCACCATAGGAGAACATATTGGAGAACTTCAGTTGAAGAGGACGCCAGTTCACATTACGGGATTGGTCATCGTGATTGATTTGATTATTGAGATTCTTGTTGATGTCCAAAATTTTGGTCATTAACGGTTTGTCAATCGTGTTGTCATATTGGCGTTCTAACCAATCTTGAATGAGTTGGTTTTGATTGTTGATGTTCTGCACATCCATAATTTCCATACCACTTCTCAACTTCTCACGATTACTACTATCATATCGTGACTTGTTGATACTTAACTCAATAATGTTGTGTTGCTTTCGTAATACTGCCGTGAGTTTCTTGACCGCCGTGGTATCCAAAGTGCCAGTAAATATCCGCATACGAACATTGTTAGGCACATCCGTTAAGACAGGAACTTTTCCACCTTGGACTTCAACCGTATAGTATCCATAGTTGTTTGGAAGCGGACGGAACTGGAAAGTGCAGTTATGAACATCCCACATACACCACCCGTGATTATCGACACTTTCCCCGTGGTTCTGTTGGATAAGTGAGGATGCGTAGACTATCACAGGTTTCTTACCTTCTACATCTCGTTCTTGTAATACTTGATGCTTGTGGATGTCACCAAGTAAGACCATATCGAACCCATTAAATGCAGAAACATCTACGTGCCGATTAGTAATGGTATACTTGGCGTCCGTGGTAGCACCAAACACAGGTCCGTGATAAAGAGCAACCTTACGACGAGACGAGCAATCCTTGTGGGACGGCCACTCTTCCTTATCGTCGAGAATGGAATACACAGCAAAGTCGGTGTCTGCGACAGTATAGACACCAGAATGTTTGAGGTAATGAAGATCTTTGTGATTAATACTATTGACGATAGGAGTCAAACTATCCAACCTGTTCATATTGGATAAGTTGAGGTCGTGGTTTCCTGCAATAATAATAGTCGGTGCGATGTCTGCTAACGTCTTTAAGAATTCCGTAGCCATCACCACCATCTCAGGACTCATATCCGTCTTAGCGTGGACGATATCACCAGCAACGACAATAACCGAGTCGGTCAAATCTTCTTGACGCAACTGGTTATAGAGGGTCTGGAAACATTCGTTGTATTCGTCGTGTCGCTTAAATAATCGAATATGAATATCTGCGAGATGGAATATCTTTTTGAGTTTATTAAATGGGACAGTTATATTCATGCGTTTGATAACCTATTTTGTATAAAGTCCTTAAATGTAGTTGCCTTGGAGTCGTTGATAAACTCCCAGGTCTTGTGGAACCCCAAGTCTGCTGCGTCACCACCACTTACCGATACCTGCGATACCTTGATGCCATACGCTGACAGCTTACGTTCCAGTTGTATTGCTTCTGTTTTTGCATCATCATCCAGAAGAATATACACCTTCTTTACTTGATTTTCAAGTAGTTTGACTTCTAACTTTTTGGGTATAAACTTACCCAACATCGGGATTGCATTACGACGAACTGCGAGTGCGTCGAACACACCTTCCACCAACACGACTGGTTCATTCCAGTTGATTTGTTCCTCAAACACCACCACATTCTTCGAGACTGGTGGGTTCTTATATTTCATACCAGAATCGTGATATGCACGGGCAATAAAGTAGTTTAGTTTCCCATCAACACCATAGGACGGGACGAT